CGAAGCCCAATGCGTTACCGACCTGATCAGCCAAGAAGCTGAGCATGTCAACACCAGAATCTTCAAGAAGTTCCTGCGACACTTGTGTCAAGAAACCGTATTTGAATGCTCCGAGTGTGATGAATGCCGAGAATGCTGGATCGGATTCGCCCAGTGTTGCTGCTTCTGCGTTGACAGTTCCTACGGAGTAGGTTGACAAACGTGGAATCTGAAGGTTCTCGCCACCTGCTGTGTTGAGGACAGTTGATGTTGCCAAGACTGGCGCAACCAAACGTGCTTTCATGATCACCTGGTTGTAGAACGAAGTTGGTACTGGTGAACCAGTGCTTGACTTCAGGACATCACGACGCTCGAAATTGGCCGAACGTGATTCGCCCTTGATAAGCGCACGGATCATTGCAACATCTTCGTTGACTGATGCCGAAGCAACAGGACGAACTTGGTCTGCAATCTCACGGGTTGCTGCGTCCATGCGAAGTTCGCGTGTTTCATCTTCACGGAGTTTGGCAATGGTTGCTGCTCGCTCGTTCAGTTCGTCGTTGAGACGGCTGTATGTCTGTTCTTCTTCTGCTGAGAGGTCACGCTTTTCGGCTGTGGCCACGTCGATGATTGCTTTGGCTTGGTGCCATGCTTGCTGACGAATCTCAACTTGACGGTCTAGATATTCTTTCATGATATTTTTCTGCTTTCAGATTGTTGATGGATTGGGGATACGCAGGGAGTTACTACTTCTCAACCTGATGTGGCTCCACATACAGCAACAAGGTTGACGGCTCCGTCAACTATGCAGTGAACAAATGTTAGGCGATGGTCTTCAATAAATCAAGGTGCTTGGCCATGACACCCAAACGAGCCGGTGCAGCATCCTGCACGGGTTCAAGTTTGGAGACAGTTTCACGCAACAACATCGCATGATCTTGCGACAAAGTTTGACCAGATTCAAGGTTTGTGATTGCAGCTGCGAGTTGATCTGCGTCAATCCCTGTGCGAGTAGCAAGCGCATCAAGCGAACGAACTACTGCTGAGGTGGCTGCATAGGCTGGGAACCCTGTGACAACGCTGACTTCATACAGTTTGATTTGACGAAGTTCACGGGATTGACCATCATCAGACCACATATCTCCACCAGATGGAACAGTGAAACCAAACGACATCGAGTTCACATCGCCACGTTGCATCAAGACCGACAGGTCACGACCAATGGAAGTATCAGGCAGAGATGCGTCAACGAATAAGCCTTTGGAATCTTCAGATAGTCGCAGTGTTTTGGCACGGGTTGTAGCAAGGAGCATGCTCGAATCGTGGTTCATGTACATGCGCACATTGTTCTTTGATTTGAGTGAGCGTGAGAATGCGCCTGGTGCGATCCGTTCGATAAACGGCAACGGTTCTGAAGGCGAATTGAACACAGCTGCATAACCTGAGAACGACATGCCGTTGCCTTTTGGATCGGCACGAAGTTCAAACTCGTTTGATGTGATGCGACGTGTTTCTACAGTTGAGTCCATGTCGCCAATGCTAGTACCAAATGAGCCAAGCGATCTAGATGACTTAGGATGACCCTTCGGCAACAAATCATTGTCGCCAACATATTTTGCATTCTCAGGACTGCCAACTCTTAACAAACGCAAGAACGCATTCACTCTTGCATAAGCCCACTGATCACGGGTCACACCTGGACGATGCGAAGTTGAATACGCTCCAGCACCTCGACGAAACACTGTGCGCAACATACCAACCGTCGCACGTTTAGAAGGGTTATCACCAACCTTGTCATTGTGTTCTTTGGCTTTGTTTTCTAAACCTGTCTCAATCGCAGCAGACAACTCAATCGTCTTCGACCCAGCAGGAGCCTTCGCAGACCCAGCAGGATTGTTCTCTGAACCTTTGATCTGATCTTTAGGTGGGGCAGGAGCATCAGCCCGTTCAGCTTTGATTGCTTCAGCCTTAGACATAAACCAGTTCATTGCAGGTTCAGGGTCAAGTGGGTTGATGCCCCACAGATAGAAGGCAACAGCACCGGCACCAGGGAACTCTTTGTCATCAGGATCAGAGTTCTTTGGCGCATCCAAATCCACAAGATGTCTGGCACCCCAAGCGTTCGTGCGAATCACCTTGTCTTCAGTGACCTCACCTCTAGCCATGTCCCGTGCCTCACGCACAGTGCGATCCACCAAACCATCACCAGCCAACCCTTGGCCGTAGTAGTCCAAACCTTTACGAGCAGCCGAACGGATATAGACAGGAACATCCAAGGAAACTTGGCGCACCTCATCTTCCATTACGTCTTCCTCCATGTCATCCAAAACTTCTTCCTCTTCGTGTTCTTCGGATTCCCAAGCGTTGCAATACCAACCACCATTCACATACGCATCCCACTTCATGCAATATGCTTTCAAATCTCTGCCATCTTCTTGAATCATGTCCTCGTTGTAATAATGGCAGTTCCCACATGCTCGACCTTCAGGAACATCAGCAGCCAACGCAGGACGATAATTATCTGGCAACGCCCGTTCACCACCAGGTTCCATATCCTCGGCAATCGACACAGCAACCATCTGATCTATCGCATCCTGCTTTGTGGTGTGGCAACCAATAACTTCACCATCTTCTTTGACGGTTGCCCAACCTGAACAATCAGGTGATTTGTCTGAAATGAAATAAGGCATCAGAGGTTTTGCGAGAAGAACGCTAAATCTTTCGTTGTTGCTGAAGCTACACCATAAATTGAATTACCAGGCAACAAAGTCAACGACAAACTTTCATTTGTCGACAGATGGTATCCATTGGTCACAGATACAGTTGACCCACCAATATAGATTTTTGCAGCCGAACTATTATGCAAACTAACTATGCAACCAGAAGACCCACCACTGGTTATCAAAGTTGGGCTTGTAGTGCAGGTGACAACTCCACTTGTTAATGCCATAAATAAATCCTTATAGTTTTGTTGAATAGTTAAACAATGTTCAGACCAACAACAATACTTCAGCATCATCATCAAGCGTGGAGAACGTGATTGAACCCAACGCAGCTATGTTCGCACCACCAAGCCGTGACTCAGCCCGAGCCGACACCAACACAGGTCGTCGAGGCTTGGGTATCTCAACGACGATCTGTTCTGGTGGCTCATGCTTTGTGACTGGTGCAGCAGGTTGCTTCCACCAGCGTGACCCCGAAGGAGGTATCTCGGGTGGTTCGGGTGGATTGATAGTGGCTGTGGCCGAACCAACCAGGCTGCCAAGATCGGCTGAAGCAATCGCAGACTTATCCACCTTCGTTGTCGCAGAAGCATCAAGCCCACCCAAACTCGCTGACGCAATAACATCTTTGTCAACCTTCGTTGTTGCAGAAGCTTCAAGCCCACCCAGATCAGCGTTTGCTGACACACTCTTTCTTGCTTTCGCTTTAGCTGAAGCATCAAGCCCACCCAAGTCTGCGCTCGCAACAGCAGGCACCACCACTGTTGCTGTGGCTGTAGCACTTGTGCCACCAAGCGACGATGCGCCAGTAACAGAATGTATGACTGTTGCTGATGCTGTGGAACTGATGCCACCAAGCGACGATGCGCCAGTGGCAAAATGTTTGACTGTTGCTGACGCTGTAGCATTTGTGCCACCAAGCGACGATGCGCCAGTGGCATTCATTGGGAATGGTGAACCATCCAAACCAACTGTGGCATCATCCAGTTCAGATGTGTCGAGCGTAAACCTGCTGAACGCCATAGGCGAACTAACTTGCGAGAGTCAACGAAACAGTGAGATTGCCTGAACTGATTGTGTACGTGTCACCAGCCGTGTACGGGTTAGCTGTGATAGTGCCAGAGAACAAGAAGTTCCCTGCCGACAACGCATCCCAACAAGTGAAATGATTTGCATCTTCCGATCCAGCAATGTTTGTCCAACTGATGTCAGCATCCGATGCCAACGCACCAGTAGTAGAAACACCAAACGACACAGACTTCCGTGTCGTCTCAACAGCAGGATTTGCTGTACCAGCAGCACCAGGATCACCAGTGTGGAGTTTCACGTATGGTACGGCCACCGAGAACGCTGTTGCGTTACCCAATGCGTTCATCCATGCGTTGCCTAAGTATGCGCCTATTCCGTGTGCCATTAGTCTTCAACCCTTTCAGTGATTGTGAGAATGCGTCCTTCAGCGTCACGTTCAACAGTGCGCACAGTTGGCTTTGACTGTGGCATGTTGACACGCACCACAGTCTCAGGAACATTGATGATCGGTGCAGGAACATTCACAGCCGGTGGCGTGTAGTTCAACACCACTTCAGGCATATTGATGTCCATGTTTTGTGACTTCACTTCGTAAGCAGCAGCAGGATCAGCAGGATTGATTTGTGACAAACCCTGCAACATCACTGAAGGCACACCAGTGTGCAAGATGTCTGGCAAACCAAGTGAAGCCAAGACTGATGCTGGATCAAAACCTGTAGTGATCAAGCGTTGTGCCATCAGCACTTTGCGATCCAGCTCAGACAAGTTCGCAGCTGACAAATCCACGTTGGCCAAAGGAACCCGATACACCTCGCCACCTTCAACTGGTGGCATGTCCTCGATGCGATGGATGTCGTTGATTGACAAGAAGCCTGATTGCAGACCTGTTGAGAATGCTGCATACCGTGAAGCCTGATCGCCACGTAGCAGACCGTCAACATTGAACTTCAGGAATGCTCGACTGTCCAACAACTTCTGGTAGCCATCTTCAATCTTGGAGATGTACGGACGCAAGGTGTGTTGAACGAAGTGGATACCGTTCTGTTCTACCGACGCATAAGACATTGCTCCAGCTGTGGTGACACCAAGCATTGATGGTGGACACCTGAAGATACGACCAATCTCCTCGATGGCAAATCGGCGTGATTCTAGGAACTGTGCAGAATCATTGTCAACGGTTGTCTTCGTGAACTTTGCTCCACCGAACAACACGCCTGGACGATGTGACCGGCGCAAACCTCTGTGACCTTCTTCAAACGAGGACACTAAATCTTTGGCTTGTTCACGGGTCAGGTTGCCTGGGAACTCGATGATGCCTGAAGCCGATGAGCCTTGACCGAAAAATCGTGCAGCAAACTCTTCTAAGGCTTTAGCCAAACCGAGGTTCTCTTTGATCAAATCTATTTTGGAACGGCCACGCAACTCGCCTGGCAAACGCAGTTCCGTGATATGGATCATGTCATCAGATTGAATGATGTCCCGTTGGTCGTAGATGTAGATCGGTCTGCGAGTCACTTGATCACGACTGCATTCAACCTTCTCAGGGTTCAACACCACTAGAGCTGCAACACCTTGATCATCACGAACGACCCGTGTGAACGAGTTGCCATTCAACAGCAACGAAACCAGCACCTGTTGGAAGTGTTCAGTGCGTGTCACACCAGTTTCAGGAATGTCCAACCACAATGGTCGAGGACGGAATGCTTTGCGTTCTGCGCCTACACGAATGTAAGTGTCAACAGGCAAAGTTGAAATTGAATCAGAGATGAGACGCACACAGGCGTACACAGCCTCAATCTTTAGTGAATCTATTTGGGTGACTGTTGTGCCAGAGTTTGTTGAAGTGGCGAAACCTTCACCAGCTGCGAACAATGACTGGAATGAGATTGCACGATCCTCGGTGCCTTGGTTCAGAAGTCGTGACAACATTTACTTTTTGACCTTCCTCTGCCCACGCTCAAATGCGAATGCGAACAATAGAACTGTGAAGCCGACGAAGATCAGCCCGATGGGTACCGACACCAAGAATACCCCAAAACCGATGAGTGAAACAGCGAACAGTTCTAGCAGGAAGATTGTCATCTCACTAGACTACAAAGAAACCTGCTACTGGTGCGACTTCCTGTTTAGATGTCGCACGATCCGATGCGATAGCCAACGCAATCGCAGCGTCAAT